AGAGTGACTTCGTATAAGTAATACACGACGTGAAAATATCAAAAAACGATCATTAAATGATATTCATTTTTTTGCTTCCCCCTGATACCACCTTGATCTTATCTCTCCCCTGATTTGTTGTACATTACTAACAAAAATGCGCCAACCTCGTGTAAGATTCTCCCACTATCAAAAAACGATCAATTAATGATTATGTTTTCCATCGTGCAAACGTTATAATTACTAACAAACTTGTGAAATGATTTACTACATAGGCCTGAACGGGGATGCAAAAATGTTTGCTCATAATTTTAATAATCAAAGTGTTATAATATTCGTGTATTCGTCGGGAAAGATATTCGTGGAGGCGGATAATGGTTGCGTGATCAAGGAATATATAGATTCAGGGTACTTTAATAAATTCGTGAATTACTTGCAAAAACAAGGGATAAAAGTGGTATCTTTGCAATAAGAACTCCAAGAGGGTCAGGTGCATTCACGTGTGCTTGACCCTCTTTTTTTATTAAAAGATAGTAATATGAACGTTTTCCCGAGTAAATTCAGATTTCTGTTCGAACGTGATGGAATTCAATACGAGTGCAAGTATTCCCCGGACGAGTGGAATAATAACGTGTTAAACTGGAACAGAAGTTCGGACAGTGCCGGTATCATGATCAAATATTCCACCAGCTTTACTTTTATAAAAGAAGACGCGGACTACTTGAGAGATTGTTTTAATACTGATGGTGTTTTTGCAAAAGTGCGGTTTGTCGTGGAAGAATATGATTACGAAACTTTTAGTTTCAAACCTTATTATAGCGGGGATATTGATTTTTATTCTTACGAGAATTCAAAGAACAAAGTATCTATCGTCACTTCGGATATAAGTTACAAGGCGTCAATCGATGCGAATTTAGACACGACCTATGAAATTGATATTCCTAACGCATCCGATTTTGTCAGGTATGATAGATTGATGATATTGAGTAATTCAAGTTTTTATTCATTTTACGAGGACAACACGTTATCCGGCGCTAAGCAAAGAACAGATGTTTTTTCTTCTATGATAATGAATAAAGAGGATTTTGATCCTAAAAATATTTTTCATGACGTTGATCAAGGAACAATGTCTAATGACAATTGGATCGCAATGTTTAACGATCAGTCAAACATCACTTGTAATGTAAAGTACAAGATAAATAAGATCACGTTTTCATGGACTGGAAATCTTGATGGTTTTTCAGCTAATTGTTCCATATATTTAAAAGTAGGTGATTCAACGTACTCCGTGTACAAATATGAATCTAGTGGGACACCATTATTTGTGACTCAAGACGTATACACGGAAAAAACAATCACATTTAACGTGAATAAAGGAGAGAAGATTTTCGCCGTTATTGATTATACATGTAAAGGGCATGGGACACTTAGCTCTGCCGTGCAAATGACTGTTGATGCAGATTTAGAGGTAAGTTTTGATTATACTTATAGATCAAGTAAAAGTAAGGACATTTTCGGGTTGCGCCCGTTGGATCTATTATCTAACTTGGTAAATAAAGCGACCGAGGGACAATATAATAAAATCAAATCCGATTTATTGACGATGGGAGAGGTAAGCAAAATGCTTATCACCTCCGGTAATCTCATACGTGGCATACAGGGAGCAAAGATAAAAACATCTCTTAAAGATTTCTTTCAAGCATTTAAATCCATGTTCGGTGCAGCCTACACGTTTAGAAATATTGATGGGGTAGAAACGTTGGAGATAGAGAATATAAACTATTTCTATGATCGAAACACGATGATCACGGAAGTAGGTGATATTAACGATTATTCAATGAAAGTGAAGGATAATGATATATACAACAAGCTTAAAATAGGATATGAAGATCAAACGTACGACGAGGTAAACGGGAAGAAGGAATTTAACACTACCCTTGAATTCTCGATAAATTCGAAACATAATGGAAAGGAATTGAATCTTGTCAGTCCTTATCGTGCGGATATGTACGGTATCGAGTTTACTATAATAGATTACGAGCAGCAAGAGACAACGGATAGCGATAATGATAATGACGTGTTCATTATCCATACTGGAAGTCAAATATACGGTTTTATAAACGGGTATTCTTTAAACCGCTACTACAAGATATTGAATAGCGATAATTTTGCCGGGGACACGGCTTTTAACGTCTACTTGTCTCCCAAGAGATGTTTATTACGTCAGATAGAATATATAAAAAGCTTGTTCATGTTTTCCGGGTCAATATTAAAATTCGCTTCTTCTCCAAAGGATTACAATGTGACATCGACAGGTAACATTATTGAACATTCGGATATAAATTTGGACGGATATAATTACTTGTTCAAACCGATCAATCATGAATTTGAAACGATAGTCCCTAGAAATATTTCTGAATTGATCGAGGAAGGATACAGGGGATATATAGCATTCATTAACGAAGGTCAAATATTAAAAGGATTTATAGAATCTATAAGCGAGAATCCGGGAAGGAATAAATCTCAGAAATGGAAATTAATCGAGTTGTAATATTGATTTCAATATAAATTTTATTACATTTGTATTGAAAAGAACCCCAAGAGGGTCAATGCACGCGCTAATCGTGTATTGACCCTCTTTTTAATTGAATATTATGGCATTGACGTTTCCCCGGCTGAACCCAATAGTGTTCAAAGAAGAAAATATTTTATACACGGAAAAATATAACACTCCTTTTATTCAAAAATGGGATAAAGGTGATTATATCGTTTTTCAAGCACATTACGGGGGAAGTATAGCAAGGGGAGAAGTGGCGGCGAGTATAGTGGACGATAATTTAAATGTCGTACTTCAGTTTGATGGTACAATCATTGATATTAATAACTGGTATCAAGTTATTTTTAGGGGAAGTTGTAATTTGCCAGATGGCATATATAGAGTAAAATTGTACTCTACTGCCGGAAAGTTTACTTTTTATTCAAATTGTATACAGATTGGAACTTTCCCCGAAAGTTTGTTGCTAACATATACTTGTAAAACAAATAAATTTGATTGTATTTTTCGAGATTCTGAATACGCTTACTTTTTCGTGCTGCGAGTTGATGGAGGGGTTAAATCGTCGGATATAAGTTACAATTCGGATGATGTAATCTACACTTCGCAAGATAGAGTGGTATACTTGCTTGATTCTATCCCTTACACCGTAAGGAAATACACGTTTGGTAATTCATACGGTCTGCCTTCTTGGTTGGCAGACAAGATTAACAGGTTGTTATCGTGTGATAGTATACTAATTAACGGGGTAAAAGTCGTTAAAAATGACGGGGCGAAACTTGAAGTTATTGGATCGGATGCTTACCCTTACGTGGGGTTAAATATTGAACTTTTAAGGCAAGAAGAAGGATATTCAGAAGGATTGTATTTCGATGAAGAAGAGATGATGCAGGGAGGAATGACCGTTGAGATGGTTGATTCTACCCCTTCTTATTCAATTTCTGCTCCAAGAACAGGAAGAATTCATATTGAAACATTTGAAAACACGTTCAACTAATGGCAACTGAAGATAATTTACGAGATAGGGCGAAGGAAATTAGAGGAGCTTTTGAACCTTCATCAGTCACGAACGAGGCTGTTGGCGGGCTATTGCTTGATATTATTAATTTCTTCATTGACTATGGTGGAAATGGTGGAGGAGGGGGAAAACCTGATGCTCGTTATTGGAGCAAGGAAGAGTTGAAGATGTTGGATCAATATTTGTATGTTTTAAATGACAAAATAAAGGCGTTATACGCTGATTCCGCAGGAGATTCAGAATTGTTCAAAGGTCATAAATGGGAAGATTATTTTGACCAACCCCTCCGCACCTTCGATCCCGTAAAGTTCAATAGCGTTACCTCCAACGACTTCGAGAGCAAGTTAAAGGGATGGGTAATAGACGCCCTCGGTAACGCCGAGTTTCGTGACGTGTTACTTCGTTCCTTCAAGAGCTGGAACTTCGCCGCCGGTCCCCTCGGTGCCGGTGTCGGGATGGTGAACGATGACGAGTTGCAAACGGATAAATTGCTTGTCCGAAAGATCATGTACGTGCTGGAAATGATGATCCAGCGCATGAGGTTCCAAGGAGGGATAATGGTGTTAAGCCCGGCAACGGGGTTCAAGATTGACCGTGTCGAGACGTTCGACACTTACTATCGTGTTTATTGCAGGCCGGAGGACTTCAACGAGTTCGAGGTGAACGATCAAGCGAGGATACAGAACTTCACGGGTAACAACATAAAGTACCTGTGGTCGCTAGTTCTATCAAGGGGTGACGATTACATCGACATCTCCCGGGTCGACAAGGACGGTAACGGCGTGCCTGCCGAGGGGGACGAGATAGTTCAGCTCGGTAACAGGACGAACCCGGATCGACAGGATGCCGTGTTGCTATCTGCCGTGAACGGTGAGGTGGGTATATTCACGTATTACGGCATAAACAGCTTCGACCTTTCCAGCAAGGAGGGATCATGGCTAGGGAAACACGGGGGGAAGAAAGGTGCCGTTATCCGGGGAGAGGTTCACATAACGGCCGGGTCATCAGGTCTCGAGCAATTTGACGAGTACGAGGACGTTGACAAGAGAATACAGGACGCTAAAGACTTGGCGGATTCGGTTCAAGACGTGGTGAACAACCTCACCTCTATCATTATCCCCGATATGCAGGGGCAGATAGACGGTAGCATCATGTCACACGAGGGGAAGGTCCCCCCTACCCTGACGAACGAGCCGGCGGTGAACTGGACGACGGAAGAAGAGAAAAATCGACATATCGGTGATTACTACGACTATTACTTGACGGTGGACGGTGAGCAGGTTACCGAGAGGTACAAGTTCTCGAAAGTGAACGGCACCTATCAATGGGTACGTGTCGCCGATTCCGGCTCGGCCTTGGCCGCCAGCGTGGCGAGGGAAGCCCTCGGTCTGGCCGGGACGAAAGCAACCATCACGTGGGGAAACACGCTACCGGAGGCACCGTACAACATCAACGACATGTGGATAAAACTTGACGGGTCGATGTACATCTGCAACCATCAAAGGTTAGACGGCGAGACCGGTTCCCAGTCCGACTGGCAGCTTTTCAATGACACAATGCTCCGGCTGGCGAAGATGGCGGATGATAACGTTATCACGAAGGAAGAGAAAGCCACCCTCCGGGACACGTGGAATCAAATACAGAAAGAGTTCACTGCCTACCAAGCGCAAGCGACAAAGTACGGGGTCTCTATAACTGCCCTTCAAAACGCCTACAACACGCTGAACACGTTCTTGACGAACACGGTTAAAATAGCGCAGGATATTGACAGCAACCTGTCCGTGGCGCAGAAGACCGAGTACAACCAAGATTTCGCCAACTACTACTCCGAGCGTACCGCCTTCGCCAACGTCATAGCGCAAAAGGTAGCGGACGAATCGGTCGGCAACCTCCAGATCGGCATGGTCAACCTGTTGAAGGGGAGTAACGTGGAGTTGATGGATCAAGCTAATTACATCGGTAATTATCAATACGACGTGAAACCAGAATCCGGCAAGACTTACACCCTAACAATTTGCTACACTCTTGGAGAAAATAACACGCAAATAGGGGCCTTCCAGAGCGGGGGAAATGGAGCGTTCGGTTTATTTACCAAGAGGGGAAACAAGGTGGTAGAATCTTTTACACGTGAATGGAATCAAGCCAACCCGGCTTACATGGGATTTCTTCAATACCCGATTGACACCTACGGCAGTAAAGTACACTGGGCCGTACTAGTGGAAGGTAACAAGGGACCCAATAGCTGGATACCGTCACAGGCTGACAATGATGCTAAAGCCCAATCCATCGCAAAGGCCGAGGCAGAACTAGCCGAGGTCAAGGCAAATGCCTACGCTGATGGTATCGTGACGGAAGCGGAGCAAAACGCTATCAACGAGGCGCAGGCTAGGCTAGACGCTTTAAAAATCGGTTCCGTGAACCTAGTGAGCAGGAAGATGATGCTCAATTGGAACAACAAAAAAGACGGCATAGCGGTGTGGGGGCAGGATTCGGACGGGATATACTTGGGAATAAACCAGGGAGCACTTTACACGTATGTTTGTGGTGGTACTGCACGTAATGACTTGTTTGGAGGGACGATAAAATATAAAGACAACACGCAATATGTATTTCAAGTTAAATGGAAATTAGCTGGAGAGCAAACTAATAATAATAGTGGGGTGTCTTTTTGGGCGTTATACACGGATGGAACGAGTGATGGAATACGACTTGGATCGTTGCAAACATCTTTAATTGTAGAAAGTCTCATCACGAAAAAAGGGAAAACCGTTGAAAAGATATTTTCTTCTTACGGGGACAACGTATACCGTTCCCTTATCTACTCCCTCGCCCTATACGAGGGTAACAAGGTCTTGTCCGAACCTCCTGTTGCGACTGAAGACCTAACCGGGCAGAGTAACGTGAACCTGGTGGACGGGGGGAAAGAGGTGACGGTAGCAAGTGACTATTATAGCACGCTTAAAGTACCCGTGCTAAAGCCTAACACCGTGTACACGGTTCGGTTTACCAACGTGGAGGTAATATCTGGAGATACCCCTTCCGGGTACGAGTTCAGGTTATACGACACGGGGTTATCCGCCAATTACAGCACGGTAAAAATAAAAGCTGGAGATAATCACGGGATATTAATTACCGCTAATAACTTTACCGTTCCAATAGAGGGAAGATTACTCTTTTATCCCGGTATAAAATCCGAAGGGATAATACGGAGTGTTAAATACACCGAAATCATGCTCGTCGAAGGTTTCACCCCTCCTTCTTCTTACTCCCCCTCGCCTGGTGACGTGGCAAAGGATATTAAAGACGTGAGCGATGCCGTTTCCTCTTTGCAGAATTTCACGGATCAAGCGTTTGCGGACGGCATTATCACTCGCTCGGAGGCGCAAGCGATAGCTTCAAACATAAACGTGTTAAACGCAGAGAAGGCGGATATTGACGCTTACTATACCAAGTTGTACGCTAACGCCTATCTAACCGGGACGGCTAAAACGAACCTTGCAAGCGCCAAGACGGCATACAGCACCGCTCACGATAAGTTGATCGACTCGATCAACAAGGCTATCGCTGACGGTAAGGCAACAGCAACGGAGAAAGCTGACGTGGACGCTAAATTCTCCGCTTACAATAACGCTTTATCCGCTTACCAAACGAGGGTCGGGGAAGCGGACAAGGCGATACAGGACACGATAAAGAAAGTTGCGGATGACGCTCAAGCATCGGCCAATACTGCCCAATCAGCCGCCAATGCCGCTCAATCCGCAGCTAATCAAGCGCAGGCTGACGCTAATGCAGCGAATTCAAAGCTAACAACTTGGGCGAGCGATAACTACATCTCCCCGCAGGAGAAAACCGCCTTGAAACAGCAGAAAAGCGATATACAAGCGGAAAAGAACGAGATCGAGGCGAACGCCAACAGGTACGGTATCTCGTTAGCGTCTTACATGGCGGCATACAACGCTGCCATAGCCGCTTTAAACAAGTACACCGCAACGTCACCGGAGAACATAGCGGTAAGTTCTGATTACAACAACATAGCGGCCTACTACACCGCCCGCCAAACCATCCTTAACTCGATAGCGGAAGCGGCAAAAGCGCAAGTAGACGGGGTTGTTGACACGATAGATAAAGTCACAACAGAGTTCAACACTAAAATAGACCAAAAAGCGGATTCGGTCACGGTTTCTGCCATGAGGACAGACTTGAACTCTCTAGGGCAGGTCGTGAACCAGCAAGGTTCTCAATTACAAGTCAACACGAACAGCATTGATGCGATCGTCACGAAGAACGGAAGCGGGACTATCGTTTCTATTAAACCGGAAATGGTTGAGATTACTGGGGCCACGGTGATAAAAGACGGGAACGGGAACAAGGTTAACATTTTCGGTGTCGGGGACAAGGTTATTTCGGTGAATGGAGGGGTGTTCTCCGTTGACAAAGCTGGTAAGGTTATCATGCAAAACGCCGAGATTACCGGGAAGATTACAGCTAAAACCGGAGAAATAGGTTCTTTCACGATAGATGGGATATGGTTAAAAGGAAGTGAATTAAGAATATCCGGGAGTCAAATAACATTTGAAAACGGTAACAATCAAGTTTACTTAAATAGCCACCCGGACATGGCAACTGGCGGTGCAGTGAAGCTTGGGGCATTCGTTTTGACGGGAGGTAGTTATAACGGACTGGAAAGTGCACGAGCTGTCGCCTTGATAGCTGCTGCCCCTAGCGATAATTATTCTTGCGCCATAGCAGTCACGAGCGGTAGGGTTCTCATGAAAGGCCAAATCCACTTTGACAACGTGGTTACTTATACTGGAAGCGGTGCGGTTACCATAACTGCTGACTCTGGACATTTCATTTATTTAACTCCCATAACTGGTAATCCAGTGGTTAGCGTGTCTTCCGGTTTGCCTATCGGGAGCTGGTTTATTATAGCACATGCAACAACTGCGGGAGGCTTTTATTACATCAAGCTGAGTGGATCGGATCGTTTTAGACGGAGAGGTAACGCATATCAACAGGTAAACTCGAATAACCAAGATCCATCTTTGATATTTAAAGTCAGTAATACCACGTGGGTCATTGGGAATTTACCCGTGAACTGGATAGATTGGAATTAATTATAAATTCAATAATTTTTAAATAAATATCATGGAAATAAATTATTACATTTCAGCAAGAGGAGAGGCACTGGTACAAGGTATCAACGTGTCTTTATCCGCCGAGTTTCAAAAAGGCAACATCCCCGCCACTGTATCTTTCAGCTCTAGCGGTAATTTCGACGTGAACGGGGAGCCAGTTTTCATGAACATCAATGGCGGCTATAACGTCGAGAAGAGAATATTCAATAACTTGAACAGTTCTTTCCTACTTTCCGGTTTTGTTGCGGAACTTGAAACCAAGGTTATAGAATTCTTTAACCAAATTAAAATCGATCAAGCGTTATGAGGTACGAATTTGACGTGAACAAGGTAGACCTAGTTGATCTTGACGGTCACGACTGGAGAAACGGTTTTCCGGATGACAAGCCTTTGAACAAACACATCGGAAGTAGCGTGTATAATCAAGTGAGAGACGTTGGACTTGATGACAAGTGCAAGGCTATTTACAATGGAGAAAAGGTCGAGTTTGATGACAGGGAGAAAGAATTATTCGAGAAAACAATCAAGGAACTCGGGATAAGTCCCGGCTTGGTCGAGCGCAGGATATTGCAACAAATCGTGAATATCGGGGAATAAAAAAGGGGCGTTCCGTCTCGGAACAGACCCCGCTTATGCAAGAGGCTACCTTGTAACCCCGTGACAAAGGTATAACTTAAATTTAAATATCATGAAGAAGAAACAGATTTTTTGGTTGATCGTTGCCCTATCGGTGGTGGCGTTGATCGTTCTCGTCAAGGTATTCCCGTTTTGGGTGTCGTTGACGAGTGTTATTTCCTTCGGTTGCGGCGTGGTGCTGGGATACTGTGTCAAGATGTTTCGTGAGAAGTATATCAAGGGATAGCGATGGAAGAATTAAAAGAGATAGTTGACCTGATCAGCAAGATCGTTACGATAATAATCGTGCCGTTGCTCGGGATATTCTTGTTCTACAGTTCCAAGAAACGAAAAGAGACGGCGGCGGCGGTCAAGGCAGAGGCGGACAATACAAGTCAATACGCTGCGGAATGGAAGGAGTTGTACGATAAGAAGGAAGCGAAGGTGATAGAGCTAGAGGGGACGGTAAGCCGGCTTTACTCGGAGAAGAACGAGGATCGCTTGCGGATACGGGAGAGCATGGAAGAGATAACACGTTTAAAACTAGAAAAACAAGAACTCGAATTTTTAAAGTGCAACATAGCGTTGAAGTGTTTTAAAAGGGTTCCACCTAATGATTTTATAAATGAACAAGGTAACGCTTAGAAACTTGATAACGTCGGTGTTGAAGGAGTTAAACCTTCACTCTGACAACGCCGTGAACCTGTTGATGGGGACGGCGGCGCAGGAGAGCCATCTAGGCAAATATAGAAAGCAAATAGGTGGCGGCCCGGCTCTAGGGATATTTCAAATGGAGCCGGCAACGTTTAACGATATAGTGAACAATTACCTCCGTTACAAGCCATCCTTGGTTGTAAAGATAGAACGTGTCGCTCACGTGTCACGGTTCAAGGCTGAAGATATAGAGAACAACGACTTGCTAGCGATCTGCATGGCACGTGTTCATTATCTCCGGGTGAGGGAGGCTATTCCTTCCGATCTCGAAGGTTGGGCGAGATACTGGAAACGATACTTTAACACACCTCTAGGCAAGGGCACGGAGGAAGAGTTTATCGCTAACTACAAGAGGTTAGTGGGATAGAAACAACATAAAAGGGAAATGACATGAGAACAACGATACTTTTAATGATCTTGTTGATGTCGGGTTGTAAGAGCGTGAAGTACATCCCCGTTAAAACGACGGAAACGAGGACTGAATACGTTGACCGTTTCAAGACGGATAGCGTTCACGTCCGGGATAGCGTGTTCGTGCTCGTGAAGGGGGATACAGTATTTAAAGACAGGTGGCGTACCGTTTACAAGGAAGTGTACGCTAGAGATACGTTTTACCGTCAAGACACGATACGTGAGCCTTACCCGGTTGAAGTAATAAAGGTGAAATATCGTGTCCCGAGATCGTTATGGTGGCTCGTTATCCTGCTAGCCGGGTTAAGCGTCCCTTCCATCCTTAAAATACTACGTAAACTCAAGCTGATAAAAATATAAAAAGGGAAGAAGCTCACTTCCCAGACGTAATAGTACCACCCATTAAATCCTGCTGTAAGTCTTCTACCCGACAAGTCTTACGAGCAGGATTTTTATTTGTTACAGAAAAACGAGAAAAAATGGAAAAAATTTTTCAAGAGGTGGTAAAAATAGTCTCCGAGGGAACCGGGATAAACGGTAACGATTTAATACATAGCAAGAAAGAGGAATGCGTTGACGCTCGCTCTATCTTGATAAATTTACTATCAGAACTCGGTTTTACCGATACTTTAATATCAAGGTACACTTGTTTAACCCGTCAAGGTGTCAACAAGCTCAAGAACACGTTCAACGACAGGAAGAGGAATTCTTTCATCTTGTCAACGAATTATCAACAAATAAGAAACAAACTAGCAACCAATGATTTAATTAGCAACTAGTTATAACTGAAATTTGTGATACCCGGTAATGGTGCCGGGCGATTATAAATTTCAAGAATATGAGTGAAACTAAAACTTTTGTATTCCCGAACGAAGGAGGTAGCGGAAACGGGATGCTGGGTATGCTTGCCCCGCTTCTCCAGAAAAACGGGCTTGACCCGAACTTGCTTTTAGCCATGAACAACCGTGGAAACGGTGGATTCGGTGGCGAGGGAGGCTGGTTCATGTGGGTAATTTTCTTGTTCTTCTTGTTCCCGCTCATGGGACGTGGTGGACTCTGGGGAGGAAACGGCGAGAACGGTGGATTAGGTGCCATCCCGAACCTTATCAACAATGACAACGGTAGAGAATTGCTGATGTCCGCCATCCAAGGTAACGGGCAAGCCATCAACACGCTGGCAACCAACTTGAATTGCTCGGTGGGACAAATCCAGCAAGCCATCAACGGTGTCATGTCTCAAGTTCAGCAAGTTGGCAATCAAGTCGGACAAAGCTCCATGCAGATCATCAACGCCATCCAGCAAGGGAATTGCCAGATCGCCCAACAGATCGCTTCTTGTTGCTGCGACTTGAAAAACCTCGTGACTACACAAGGGTACGAGGGGCAGTTACGTACAATTCAACAGACACAGGAGATTGTACAAAATGCAACAAGCAACGCAAACGTGATCGCTGCCAAAATTGACGCTCAAACACAGATCATTAACGACAGGTTCTGCCAGCTAGAAATGCGTGAAATGCAGACCAAACTTGACGCAGAAAGAGCTCGTAGCACTGCACTTGCAGGACAACTTTCACAAGAACATCAAACTGCGCAATTTGGTCAGATGATTGGTTCGGCGGTTGCCCCCGCAAATGCTGCACTCGCTGATCTATCGGCAAGATTAGCCAAGATCGAGTGTAAAGCTCCGGAAACAGTAACAATACCTTACAGCCCGATTGTTGGCGTCCCGACTTGCGTGGCTGCTCAATACGGGATTGGGTTTAACAATCTTCCTAATGGAGGGTTATGGGGATAATGCCTAATTAGGAGTAGATAAAGAGTTCTTTGATTTATTGATGAGAGGATTCCCAATCCGATAGTGTCATCCAGTTATACCCTTTGTATGTATGCTTTTGGTTACGGCAACAGTCCCATAATGTACCACTACTAAGGTTTAAAGCCCTACAAGCCTCACCTCCAGATTCAAAAGTGGCAATAACAACACCATTTTTTATCTGAACAATAGGCTTACAATTATGAGGTTTTTTACCAGTTCTTGCTTTTGAATTGCGAACACGTGTTACGGGATTAAGCATGTTCATTGATCGTGTACACCATCGGAGATTATTTACTGAATTATCGGTTTTATCTCCATTAATATGGTCTATAAATGGATAATTATTAGGATTAGGAATAAACGCTTCTGCAACAAGACGATGTACTAATTTTGTAATGTCTATACCGTGTTTTGATACCAGACGGGCCCTTAAATATCCACCACGATTAGTATGCGTGGTCAATACATGTGGTTTTGTCATCCAGCTATTATTGTTACCTCCACTAACTAAATGTGACATAGAGGCAACTCTACCATGGGTTGATACAGCAAAATATTCCATCGTTCCATTAATAAAACGCCATTCTTCCCCGTCAAGGGAAATACTCTTGAGAAATTCTTTGTTTGTCATTGTCAACTTTTGATTAATGATGTCAACATTGAAAATAAGGGAAGAGGCGTTGACATACCTCTTGTCAATGAGTTAATTACTCTCATCTATCCCGGTGCAAATATAGTAATAATATATTAAAATAAGTATTATGGCATTTATAAATCCTTTCATAATGGCTAACAAGAACGGGATCCCGAGGCTTGAAAGCACGGGAATTACGGTAGGAACCGCCAACGTGCGTTTCTCGTTCCGTAATCACCCTTTCCTGTCCGCTCCTTTCAGTGGCTTGATCCTTTTCAAGCTGGCACAACCCGTTCCAGCTGGCACCACGGGAACGCTCCCGGTGGTTTTCGACACGAACGGGACGACTCAAGACCTCACGACGATAGCGGGTGCCAACGTGACGGCCTCGGATATAACAGGAACGGGTATTTACCTGTGTTATTACGAGTCTGGAAGTAACACCTTGCAAATCTTGACAGGAGTAGTGTAGAACCGAAAGCGGGAGTTATCCCGCTTGTTAAAGAGTTAATTAATCATGTTTCAAAGTCTAAGACAACAGAATATATTTTACATCCTTCAAAAAGGCGACAATCCCAGTTTGAAGGTCGGTCAGGTGGTTTCCGTGAGTAACCCGCAACCCAAGTACGGCCAACTCGTGCCGGGTCAAGCCTTCGGGCAAAACGTGGAAACGGTAGTTGACGTGTCGGTGAAGGTCGGGGAGGAAACGATGGAGTTCAAGCAACTCCCGGCAACCTTGTCTATCGCCAATTTCGGTTCTAGCGGTGTCGTGGTATCCGAGAGCAGGGAGGCGATGAACGCAGAGGTTGAAGCGATGCTAAGAACGAGCAAGCAAGTGCTAGAGAGCATCCCTTATCATGAAAGCGTCATAGCCTCTTGTGATGACATGCTAAAGGTGTTAAACCCGCAACTCGCTAAAGAGAAAGCGCAAGAAGAGAAAATCGGGCAGCTGGAACAAAAGGTTTCCGGCATGGAAGGCACGCTGACGGATATAAGAGAGATGCTGTCGAAAGCTTTAAACGGTAGTAGTAACAGTAAAAAAACAAGTTAAATGGTTATGATCGAAATATCAGAGAGCAAGGTCGAGAAAATGTCCGACTACGCTGAAAAAATGGTTCGTTACGGGGGCAAGCTGATGCAGTGCCTTGAAGAACTTTCCAGCGGTGAAAGCATGGGCGAACGCTGGGACGATGACGAGGATTACGATGACATGGGAGAACGTGGCGGTTACGGCGGCGGATCCGGTCGTGGTAGTTACGGGAATCGCAGGGGTGTTCGTGGAACCGGCAGGTATTCACGTTACCGGTAGTGTTTAACCGGGAGGCGGGGTCTTCTCGCCTCCTTTTAAAATTAATTACGATGAAACAAAGAGAGCCGTTAGACATATATGACACGAAACCACAGAATATGATTAATTATTTGAAATACAATGGTTATCATTTCAATAAAAAAATGTGTGACTTCGCTATCAGTAAAATGAGAAAAATGAACTCTTCTACAGGCAAATTAGAGCGAGTCGAAATATTTGATAAGAATAAAATCGACGAACTATTGTCCAAATATGGAATAACACTGAATAATAATATAATGTACGATTATATTTATGTGTTTCACATGGCTATGAGCGATTTTTATCATAGTTCTTTACCTGACGAAAAAAGCCTTGTATTATTCGTGAAAGATTACGTGGATGACGAAGATCAAGCGGATGGATTCATATTCAATCGTTGGTATGCTGATTCTGTGCGAAATGGAGTGGCAATCGAATTTGGAGAGATGATTTGATAATGTATTTGTTATTAATAACAATTACATTATCTTTGTGATGTAATCAATTGTTTATTAATATGGAAAACGAAACATGGAAAACTATTAGTGGCTATGAAGGATATTATAAAATATCAAGTAAAGGTAGAGTAAAATCACTTGACAGAACAGTAAAACAAGGTTGTTCTTTTAGAAAGGTAAAGTCAAGATACAAAAAAATACATATTGGAACTCACGGGTACCCTTGTGTTACTCTTTGTAAAGACAGAAAATCTAGAAGTATTCCTATTCACCTACTTTTAGCGAAGGCTTTTATCCCTAATCCATTAAACAAGCCATACGTAGACCATATTAATACGAATAAAATGGATTACAAGTTGGAGAACCTACGATGGGTTACCCCAAAAGAGAACGCAAATAATCCATTAACATTAAAACATTGTAAAGAAAACACTTACATAAGTAGCGTTTCGTCGAGAGCCAACGATACGAAAAGAAAAAGAAATACAAAAACAGCCCCTCGGATTGTATATCAATTTGATAAAATAGGTCATTTGATTAATCAATATGAAAGTTCTAGAGAGGCACAAAGATACACGGGAATACAGGCTAGTTCAATAAGAGATGTTTGTGTTGGTAAAAGGTATTCATGTGGAGGTTTTTTATGGAGTTATTCCAAGGAAATTGTCCCCCAATATTTAAAGCCAACCCACACAAACGCCAAGACTGTATTACAATTTGATAAAAACGGTATTTTTATCAAAGAGTGGAAATCTTTGAGGGCAGTATGCGAAGTGTATGGATCATCTCCATCTAATCTTTCAAGAAGTATAAAAAATGGGAAGTTTAGAGGAAAATATATTTGGAAGTTTAAAAATAAATAACGATGTGTTATTTCGTTAAATTTAATACTATGAAAGGATTGAAATACATACTGCGCCTCATTCGTGGGGAAAGCCCGGAGAGTATCATTAAATCGATGCCAGAGGAAGATTTTAACAAGATAAAGGGATTCGCTCAAGGTATTGATAAACGTGCCTTGAATCGAGCGCAAAGGCGTAGATTGGAGAAACAACTTGCGAAATTGAACAGATGATAGTTAGAGACCTGTATATCGACCGTTACGACTGGCACTTGAGGGTGTTCTACGCCGTGGATTGCTATTACACCCGTGATATAATCGACGAGTTAAAAGCTATCCAGTGTCCTAGGAAGAATCTCGAACGAGCCTACCGGAACATGGCTTCATGCAGGTTGAACACGGGTCTCACTTACTCGAATAACGCCCTGCGTGAAACGGTGATGGTTATCGGGACGTGGTCAAGTCCGGCAGAGTTCGATAACTCTTTCTCGCACGAGTTGAGACACTTTACCGACCACGTTGCTAAAGCCTTCGGGTTAGAAACAGGCGGGGAGGATGTCGCTTACCTGTCCGGGGAGATCCGGAGGGAGTTGTTCCCGGTTAACAAGATGTTCCTTTGTGCTTGTTGTAATCACGACAAAGATATAGAGAGGGAAATTTGTAGATGTAAAACTTAAAAACACGCTCCATGAAAAACGATGCTAATTTAGTGTATTTGATGGACTTGCTGGATAACGAGTGTATCGCAGGGGTCGCTGCTATAATCATAGCGGAGATGCTCGCTATCGTTTGAAAGCGGTTAAACAGTTACTTGAAGTGTGGCACGATTGGCGGCGTGTTAGAGGGGCGGGATGCCCCTTTATTTTTGTCCACGTGTATCTTTTATTGTTTTGAACCATTATAAATAACGTCATTTCATGAAAATATTTGCTTGCATATTTGCAAGCAAGCGATATTTGTATTATATTTGTAACATCAAACAATAACAATAGAAGCGGGGGCAACGCTATAAATTCTGCACGAAAGACATGAGACTAGAGATTAACAAGGATGAATTAACCGGTTATTTTAAAGATGTTAACTTCGTTGAACACGAGTTTTCAACGCTCAAAAGATTCATGGAGTCAAGCTTTGCCCCTGACGAGGATCATAAAATTTTGCTTGATCAAGCATTTTTAAGTTTCCCTGATATTTTGATTTATCTAGTGAAAGATCGTAGGTATATCGTGATCGGCGATGAAGTGTACATGTCTTCACGCAACGTTGATGTACTTCCAGTTTTATTAAGCACTATTGATAATTACACTTATTGCAATTTAATGTAAAGTGGTCATGGATAATAAAGAACTAAGACAACAAGTTTACGACGCTATCAATCGTGCCGGGTTGCGTAGTTATAGAGAGTCGCTCGAGAGTGTTTTAGAGAAGGGTATAATCTTCACGAAGGCACAACGAATTCAAGAGATAATTGACGTTGTGAAAGATATAGATGGACTCTCGTTAACAGGAGAAAGATTTTTCGGGTTCAGTAACGGCATATTGTTCACGATAAAAAAGTGTTGATTTTTTTTGCAAATCGCTATTTTTTTATTGATAAATTTGAGATTTCGAGCAATGGATGACAGGGAAAGAATAGGGTTGATGATCGCAACGTCACGTAAAGAGAAGGGATTGTCTCAAAGAGACCTCGCCGGGTTAACGGGATTGAACTACACGAACATCTGGAAAATAGAGAAGGGGAAATACTCGGTAGGTCTTGATATTTTGAGTAAAATATGCAAGGCGTTAGGTAAACGTGTCGACATCGTTGATATTCCGGGAAATGAAGACGAATAATAAATTTCTACGCTATCTATAATTAAAAAAGAAAGTGAATTAAAGACGGCAATCCTGATTCACTTTCTTTTAGACTATTATCTAATAAAAATAGTTTATAACGTCGTTTCAGAGAAATCTAGCTCGTATACAACCTCTCCATTTTTGTCCTTGCTAAAATAAGCTACCCCGATAAGTTCGGAGAACTGGTAAGCAGTCCAAAAAGGAACCGAAACCTTCCCGTGATCAGGAACCTCGATGGTTGCCCGTAATTTTTCAGCTTCTTCTTTGCACAATCTTTCTAGCATCTCAAAACTATCCGTTCTTTTCCCAAGTTTAATAGAGATTCCAGAGTCAATACTATCATCCTCGATATATTCTTCTTCCATAAATTTTAATTTTAGGTTATTGGCAGTATTTTAAAAGTTCATGTATCACTTTGATGCTAAAATATTTTATTCAGACATCGGATCTATCTCTGGATGCAATTTCAAGTATTCATTTCTTAACTCGATACCCATTAACATAGCAATAGTGTTAATGGTTATATTCGTGCCTTCAAATACTGGATGAGTGTACACGAAATCTTTGATTTTTTTGAAATCTTTATTGTTAGATACACTGAAACATATCCTTGCCGCACAAGAATCAACATCTAATGCTGTTTTGTTTCTCATTTCTGATATTTCAGAATTTAACAAACGAAGTAGAGGTTGCTTGTTGTTTTCAAAGAAATCGTTTGCTCCACTCTCGTTAAATAATTTACGTCCCTTTTCATTTAGTTGTCTAGGGCTATTCATTCTGGTGAACTCATCATAGTCAGCCCCACCTCTTTTTATAAGAAATCTTTCAAGGGTGTCAATTTTAAATAGAGCTTTATTAACCAATTCAATAAGTTTGTCGTGTTCCTTGTCGTTGTCATTATGCATGTTATTGTGCTTATCTTCCCATTTCGTGAATTTTCTTGCTATACGATAACACGTGATGCTAACGATGAAGATGATGGCAAATGTTGGCCAATTATCTACAATATATTGTAATGCAACGCTTTCCATAATATATTATTAAAATTGGTGCGCAAATGTATAATCATTTATCAAATATAGCAAATTTATTTTATTATCCAATGCTACTTTCACATAGTGGTATATTATACGATAGCAAATAACAAAAGTTTATTTGATTATAAATTTAAAATTAGTCTATATAAAAAAAGCGGCCCCCGTTTCCAGAAGCCGCTACGTTGCCACTCTAACTTGCATCACTCGCCACGCAGCACATCTAGCATAGTACGTTTAATTGTTACATGGTGGGTATTTCTCTAAAACCAGAGCGGGATCCAATGGTATTTCGGCGAGACACCAAATATCGAACCTCTCGCTAATCACGAGGGGCGAGATGTCGATTATAACTTGTTTAGTTTCGTTGTCCATAAAAAAAGTGGCTTAACGTTCGCTGTCAGCAAGGAATCGCCAGAGACCTAACAATCAAACTACTAGCCAAGCCACCGTATAGGAAGCCCAACTAGCTCATTTGATTGTTCAAATTTGAAACTGGCGATTTCTGCTGAACAATGAACTAGTTCGTAATATTTTCGTGGCACACCTTCACGTGCCGTGGTGCAAAGATATAAAATATTTTAATAACACTTGTCGGATATGAAATTATCCTTCCCGTACTTCGCTATCCAATCCCGCATGATTTTAATTCTATGCTGGGGATAACAAAAAGTGCGTGATTCAATGGAAAACCACAGGAAACCCAATCTTCTCCGGTACAGGGTTATCACGCTGCCCCTTGTTTCGATCTTGTAAGTACGTTTCATTTCATCTTGTTTTAACCTGTTTTTGGTCTACCTCTTTCTTGAAAAAGAAGTTGCTGATTTTCTTTTCACTATCAACAATCATCCCGGTTAACTCCCAACCGGATTGTCCAAGCTCGTTTAACCGTTTCTCGTCCGGTATCATGCCATAACCGAATGTTAACACCTTGTACTCGAATTTTTTCATGTTGTATTGATTATTTTGAGATACTGCCATTTTTTTCTTCTTTTACTTCAATGAATATCACGTTTTTATTGTCCGACCTATCATTTGCTTTACAATTACCAAGATAATCTGACATAACATCACATCCTATGGAATCCACGTGTCGCATAACGCATTTATCACATGTTCCTAACACGCATTTCAGTTTCTTTTTCCCGAACTGGAACACTTCGCCTACTTTATATTCTTCCATGATTATTTTGTATTAAGTAAACACCAATCAGATACTGTAATAATCTGACCTTCATCTATTTTGTTTGTAGTCATTTTAACTACCTGCGCCCAAATGTATTCTTGCATAATTATTTAGATTTAAGATGCTTAATTAACTCGTCAGCATATTCTATCGCTCGACTTACATCTTTGTCAATATAATGAAATGGATCAGTACCGGGAATACTTTCCTCTGATATGATTCCGGCTAGAGCATCTTTCGCTATCTCGTACCTGCGTTGCTCCCAGTCAATCGCTTTATCCGTGCTATCAAGCTTTATCTCGTCAATCGTTAGTTTCGTGTCCATGATTCAAATTATTTTTTTTACTTAATTATTTTATTGACCAATTTCTTCAAACTGTCGTAATGCTTTTTAGCCAATTCAACAGCTTCTTTGGAAGCATCCCCGGACATGATTAAATTATCTATTTCATTCATCCCGTAGCGTATAGCCTCGTACTCGGGATACGTAATGGTTACTTTGCGAGGCTTTGGATTTTCTGTATTTGTATTTTTGCTCATACTGTTATTTTAATGATCTGATATAGGTAATTTTATTAATGCAATCAGCACACGTTACATCTCGGATAGAGCCGCAAAACTCTTCATCAACCCTTTCCTGTCAGCCTCAACCGCCTCTGATAACTCCGATATAACTAACATTAGATAGTGACCATCACTAAACTCTTCTTCGTGAAACCCGTGTTCACGTGCTATCTTGTAAGCCTTGTCTCTTAATTCATTTAATTCCATGTTTCAAAAGTTTAATTGATGATCATTTTACCAGTTAATAAACACATGGATACTAACATGATATAAAATACGCAAATCAACAAGCCGAATTTTAAAGTAAAAATACTTGACTTGTTTTTTGATGTTACAATCAAAAACACTAAACCGATGACCATTATCAAGCCACCTATTGAAAATAAAATTCCTTTTTCCATGCTATAAACTCCTACTAAAAACAAAGAAAAAATACTTTCCACACTTACCACAACGTATGTTCCCGGCAGAATTACTACTTATCGTGTACTCGTTACTCCCGCACGAAGGACACGTCGGGGTAGGGAAAAACGGTTGACCGGGTTCAATCTTGTTTACCTTGATTTCTTTCTCTTTCATGCCACACGAAAGGACATACTTGTCAACGAGGTTCATGATTTCGTTAGTAGCGTAATCTAAGTGAGATTGGAGGTTCATCTGATACCTATCGGCACCATTAACCCATTTTTGTACTTCTTGTTTCAATTCTTCTCTTGGCATGATCATTCCTCCCATTCTATTTTAATTGTTGTTATATATCCAACCGGATCATGACAATCTAACGCGTCCTCCTTGCATGGATATATAGCTTTACTCGTTGATCCATTCTCGTAAATATTAATCCATCCTTCTTTTTTCACGGAAGCCACGAAAAGGTCATACGGATCATCGTCTTTTTCATGATTAGAAAATTTACCACGGGAGGTGTATGCTATAAAAATTTCGCGGTTACCCTCGTCGACCAATGCCAGTATCGAATATCCATCCACACTCTTCCTATCAAAACACAATATTCTCACGGGCCTCCCATCTCTCGTGCATACAGGATACCCGGCTTTAGCTAATTCAATATCAAATGGTTTCATAATTAATTGCTTTATCTCCCCGTGGTTAGACGGGGAGGGTTATTACATTATTTTACTTGTAATACTTTCGGCTGCCACCTTCGATTCCATTCTTTGCGAATGGGTATTAAAACGGACAAAATCTCCACCTAAACCCACCTGCTGTTTTATACTTTCCTCTACAACATTTAGCAATTGAAGAAAAATCAACTCCTGTATTTCTGCTAGCCTCTCTTACTGATTCCCAAGAATTCAAGTATTCTCCATCAAGATTTAATGCAATTACTGGCTTATCTTGATTTACCGTGTTGTTTCTATGTTTGCCAAATCGCACTTTAAGTTTACAAATAGGGTCACTTTGTGCTAATTCTCTTCTTTTTACAGCAATTGGATAGTTAAGATTTTGTTTGTGAGTACACCATCTAAGATTGCTGACATTGTTATTAGTACGAGTACCATCTATGTGGTCAACACATGGTAAATTATCTTTATTTGCAATAAATGTTTCTGCTACTAATCTATGAATTGATTTTTGGAATGTTTTTCCATTTTTCCGTAGTGAAACAAAAAAATATCCATTTGACATTTTTTGTAATTTCAATTTTTTATTAGTTTTATAACTAAACACATCTCCTTCTTGAGATATTCCGTAATCTTCAAATCCTATAATGGGTTTGAATTCACCCATCTTTCGGGTGAGTGTAACATTTGTTTTCATGATTAATTTATCGTTAGTAATAATAATTCAATAATTTGCTCGCCACCTTCGCTAGCTCTCGTTTCATTTCCTTGTTCTCCTTTTCAACCTTTTCAAGCTTGGCCCAAGCGAACTGCCCGGACATGATGTTATTGTTAAGCGTGGCGAAGATGTTCGTTAATTGTTCCTTGATGGTCCCACGTCTTAACAGAGACAGGCCGGACATATCCCCGGCTTGCCGCACCCCGTGTTCTTTCTTTAACATCTTCTCGTGACCCTTGATGCGTGAATTTACATCAGCGCACAATTCTCGAATGATATTGATGATCTCGTCCTCTCTTACCGTTATTCCGGATAGCTTTCTTTCCATCTCGTTGAAGGCGTTAATATAGGCCTCTTTGAATCGTGCGGCTATCTTCCCGGTGAATCCCATCGCAAGGAAAGTGAAACCGTCACGGGTGATGTAATACATGGGTTGTTTCTTGTACCCTCCATTTAGTAACTTGCTGTGATAGAACGAAAGTCCAAAATTGGACTCTTGAAAATTTGATGAACATTCGAGGTTACGAATATCACGCAAAACGTGTCGATGTAATTTGTTAAAGACTTCCGCAACTTGTAAAGATGTGGTTACAATTTTACCGTTATTTACGGATACAAGATTTTCAGCACACGTGGTGCTAGCATTTGAAATTTGTGTTGCCATACGATATTGAACATTTTGGCATTACAGGCAAGAAAAACGGCTGCCCTGTCCCGTTGTTCAACCATCGTCAGGCATATATAGCATTAACTATATATACGGGGGTAGCAGCCGTAGTACTATGTGGTGACAAGGCATAAAAAATGCCCGCCATTTTTAGCAGACTTCCTCTGCCTGACGATATGTTGAACACCACAAATGTATTTATCTTTTCTGAAATGCCAAAATGAAAATCGATAAAAACAAATTCCACGAAAAAAGCGAGTAGAATTTACTCGCCTTGATACTAAAATTAAAATTATGTGGGTTAGTGTTCTATTTATCCTTGTCCTTTGGACGCCACCTAATAAAGATTGAGGCCGCAAGTATCACGGACACGCTTCCGAATATCGTACCTTCTACACTCAAACCATTGTAAACAAAATAGGCAGCGCATCCTATTATGGATAAAATAATGAAAAAAGCAGCGACGATTGAAAGTATGTTTTGGATAAAAATATGATTCATGTCCTTGCTCATCAAGTGAATTTTACTCATGTTAAACTTGATACGAGCGTCTTGCTCTATTTCGGTCCGTTTTTTTATCCAATCAACGCAAGTCGGATCAATGGATTGTAACTTGGCTAATTCTTCTGCCGATGGTAACAAACTATCATCATATATTGACGTTTGTTCCACGGCAACTCCATCTTCCTTGTGAACTAACCTGTTTTGTTCCGCTTTCTTTCCCATTATGTTTCAGATTATGACAAACAACCTTCACACTGTAATTTTCTTTTTGCTTCCATGGTGGCTTTCGTGAAATCATTTCTCAAGTTCACACTATCACCACGTAAGTTCTCTTTTCCCTTGGAAATATCATCAAAATCAAGAGATTGTATTTGTTCCAATAGATCTACCATGTCTGGCGCATCGGGCTTTCTCTTGATGTAAAAAGCGTTCGCTATGACGCTTAACAGTTTCTTGAAAGATGTGATTGACATAGTTCTATTATATTTTTGTTGGTTTTCGGCTGCAATTTACGATATTTAGTTTGAATAACAAATTTATTTTCATCACGAAAAAGGAATTTAAAAGTAATTATGGCGAATTCGCCATAATTAAAAAAAGCCCGTGGGGTGGCGTACCTATTATCGAGTTTAGCGGCAACACGGTGGCTATCAGGTACGCTTCGCCAAGAGCGTAATCGTGCAGTAAATATATGAACATTACCCGTAATTTCAAATTTCGACGCCAAAAATTTAAGATTCTTTTCACGGTGTTGGTGTTTGAAAACAATTCATTATCTCCTCCTTCGTTGCCTTGTGCAACGGCGTGTCAACGTCACGTGGGAAAGTTAGATATTCAAAACCCGGTAATCCCAAGTTTCTAGCTGCTTCCCTCTTGATTGCCCAGTCGATCCCGTTCGTGAAGAGTTGATCGTTATCGGTGTCATCCCTCATTGCGGCGAGGGCGAGAAAGAGAAACTCGTTGTCCCAGCAATCAACTAGACCGTTACGAACCATATCTTCGTATGCTGTACATGAAGATATGCAGTCGAATATCCCGTGACTCGTGAACAAGTATTTCTCGTCTTCAATAATACAATTCGTGTATCCCAGCTTCTCTAGCTTTTGCCGGAGTTCTGGCGTGTTTTTTCTTATAATGCAAGGTGTCGTGAACATGACTATTTTATTTTATCTGAATAAAAATCTAGGATCTCTTTCAACGTGTCACGTGCTTTCTCGGCGCATCTCCTGTTAGAAAGATTCTCGTTATCCTTGTTCGAATCGTACACGTTATAAACTTCTAAAAACAAAGTATTTATCAGCTTGCATTGATCTAATAGATTACAATATCTCTCTTTATTAGTACCATCATCACTGATAGGAGTGATATTACCGATCAACTTGCGTACCACATAGTAAATATCGAAATAATTCATTGTTATTGTTTTGATTGTTCAACTTCCGTTATCGAGTTCAGATCGTACACGTTGCATTTAAGCAGGTGTACCAGCTCTATGTTAGCGTCGTAACACAGGCTCTTGAACTTGCAATCGTCGCAGTTGGTTTGTCCCTTTTGAACCGTGAAGGTGACGGTTTCGGGTTCCGGCTCCGGTTCGTCTATCTTTATCTCTTCCCATTCATCAACGATGAATCTACCAAATATCGAATCGTTATCGGCGAAGTGAATGATCCCTGTCTTCGGGTACACGAAGTAAACTACTGTTAAAGAATCACCCTTTAAATTGTTAGCATTTTTACCTCCCATGGAGATTAACTTGTCGATCACCGCCTTCCCCTTCTCGTTACCCCTGATGTAATAGTGTTTTTCTTTTTCCATGATCACTTTCTCTTTTTAGCCAGCTTTCGCTGGTATTCTTCACTTAATTTCTTGTTACGCTGTCTGTTTTAATATCTCGTGAATCTTGTTCATCTTCTTGTCAATGATCGAGAAGGCCGTGAATATCTCGTCGCAATTATTCAAGTCTATATCCACCTCACCGTAAATAGAGGCGAATAAACCGGTAAACTTCTTCGATTCGAAGTTTATAGCCTTGATGTTAACGTCATCCAGGCAAACGTCACGCATCATAACCTTGCTCATGATCCTCGATACCTTCTCGTCATTCATGATCGAGTAGCCGGAAAGGACGTTGATAATTGATGCTCTCGCTATGCAAGTGACGTGATCCGGGTTATCGATGAACTTCTGCACGTATCTCTTGATCGAGTGAAATAATATCTTGATGTCGTTCCCGAACTCGTCATCAAGGATGTCAAGGTTACTTGTCAACTCTCTCTTTGAAGATTCAGTTATGCATACCGAGTCATACATGATTGACTTGTACTTGTCAATCCGGCGTTTCATCTCGTTTAACGATCCCTTGAACCCTTGCCGGTACAGGTCGCATCTCTTCGTGTCGTTTATCAATTCAAGTATGTACCCGTCGATCGTGTCAGCGACGATCAAGCCGGAATAAATGTACTTCATCCTGTCATCAAGATCTAGCACTGAAATGGCGTCAATCCCGTTTCTTCTCGGGACTACTACCGGGATCCTAAACTTGCCTGGCTTGATATTTATCGTTGTTCCCATGTTAATCTATTCTTTTTAAATACCTTGATTTAAATTCCTTGGTGTGAATGATCGAGTTCTTCATCCGCTCTTCCGTTTTGAAAAAGTAGGTGGCGTTCCCATCCTTGACCCGGAACTTACCGAGCTCCGGAGCCTTGATCTTCTTCTGTTTTATCGTTTCACTGTCACGCCGGGCCAGTTCCTTTGAATTCTGGAAGTCCGGGTGTTCTATACCGTTTGCTGTCATGATATTATTAAATTTTAAAATGGTGCTTTCTCCGAATCATCCTCGAACGGGTTAATATCAAAACTCCTGTCCGGTTCGATTCTCTTGAATAATTCTGTTTGTTTAGGTTGTTCTTGCCACCCGTACACGATGTACTCGGCCCTTGAATTTTTAAACCTCCTGCTTTCCACCTCGTAATACATCCCGACGAGATAGTCAACAACTCCCATGCTCCGGTTCTTGCAAACCTCTAACACGTTCGAGTACTCGGCGTACCTTAACGTTTTCTCTTTCCCGAAGAACTCGCTCGCCCTTCTCACGAAATCCTCTCCGACCCGATGAACAAGAAAACAATTATCAACAGCGTTAGTCAAGTCTGCCGTGCCGCTAATCGATTCCTTGCGCAGTAACGTGGTTTCTTTCCTCGGGTGAGCGACGAGTATCACGTGAATGTTCATCTGTTTCGCCATGTCGCAAATGTCGATGATGAATTTCTTCTGTTTCCCGTACTTGTCACCGTCAAGTCCATCTATGTCGAGAGCCATGAGGTTATCGATAACGACCAGTTTCACGCCCTTGTTCGTCACCACGTCCTTCACGTCGTGAACGATCTGTTCCCACTTGCAACCGTAGTTGTTGTTGTACAGGAAAAACTTGTTTTCCATCCACTCGCTGATCTTCTCGGATATGTTTCTAGGGGTGTAATAAACGTTGTCGTATGACGTGTTTTTTACCACGTGATTCTTTCCTGCCGCCACTTGATCTAGCCATCCTTTCAGCTTGAAATCGACCAGCTCTCCCGACCACAACGCCACGTTAAAACCACGTTGCACGGCGTTCATCATCACCACGTTCAACCAGCTAGATTTACCGGAACCGTTGACACCAGAAACTAGCGAAACCTCGCCGAGTATTAACCCGGTGATGGCCTTGTCTAGATCGAAAAACCCGGTTGGTATGGAGATCACTTTAGAGGGGTCGTAAAATTTAATATCCCTCATGGATAACCATTTCTTTCCCTTGTCCTCCGTTTCCTCCCTTGGCTTGAACTCTTCCCGTTGCACGTGGCCGTAATATTGCTGCTTGTGTACGAATTCCCGGTAATCTTTCTTGTCGTAAGCGTCCGGCTCGTACTTCAACCGCAAGTCCTTCCACGTGTAACTTGAACATGAATTATGAAAACAGGTGAATCCTATCGCCCCGGAAGGGGACACGAATATCGCCGAATCCGGGGCCTTGTGGGACGGGTCAAACGGGCATTCTTTCAAGATAATTTTTCTCAACCCCGCCACGGACGTGTCCCGGTAAACTTGTATCCCGTGCTTGTTGATAAAATCATCGATGTTGAAAGTTTCCTGGTTGAAACGATTGCTGTACGTGGGTTTTTCTTCCACGGGCAGTATCTTGTTCACCTTGAGAAACAATTCCTTGTCGGTCGGTTTTATCTCGTCCGGCACGGTTAGAATCTTGCTCAGCCTGTGCGGCCTGTCTTGATCGTTCGCCCCCTTCCTCGCCACCGTGCCGTACAGTTTCGTGATTCTAGCGGCGTTACCTACCTTGACGTCAATATCAACGTTATCATCCGTGAAAAGTAACGCTAACGCTTTCAGGAAATCCGAAACTATCTTGTCATTCTCCGGGGTGTTCGCCCAGCTATCAACCTTGTACATGAGGTGTAACCCGTTACCGGAAGAGCAAACCACAGGGAAAGAGAAACCGTTGTCCCGCAAGAACTTCCACACTTGCCCGGCCTTCGTTCTGGCCGCTTGCCACTCGGCGTTTGAACTCGATATTTTCTTGTGCCCGCGGACTGGATCAAGGTCAATCAAGACCCAGTCACGACAAACGATGTCCGTGTCCTTCGTGCTCTCGGCACCGAGAAGCATCTTGTCTTTCTGTGCCATCGAGTAGCACATCTCGCTTATCGAGTTGAACACGAAGTAGATATTGTACTCGGCATCGAAACGCTGTATGGCATCGCACGCTAGCTGATGGTCTTTGAAGTACCCGCTCCAGATGTCCTGTTTCCTCGTCACGTGCATGGCTCGAATCTCGAACAACCTATCATCCGGGCAGAACACCTCCAAGGCTCTCATCGCTTCAATTCGATCCATGTTCTCGTTAATTTTAATCGTTTAACGTCAATTTAGCCACCTGTTCAGTTGCTCGCTCCACACTTGTCCCTTGTCGTTACGGTCACCATCTCGTGGTTTTGAAGGTGAAGATGACATGGATTGATCTCCTAAATCAAACTCTTGCTCCCAGCAGCGTTTATTGATCCACGTTTGTAGCATCTTGTACTCCGGGCAAAACTCTTTTTTTCTCTGTTTCTCCTCGTGCCATGCAATCTCTTTTTGGATAGCTGGAAGCAACAAGGGAATAACATATTTCCAGTCCTTGTGTTTTTTCTTGAAATTTTCAAATTCCGTGATTAAACCTCTTTTTGTACCGGGATATGACCTGCGGAATTTATCAAATTCTTTTTCTAACGAATCATCCCCGGGGGAAATTACAGGGGGTATTATATCTTGTCTTATCTTATCTTGTCTATTTACTGTATCCGACTGATAGTACGACTGACCCCCCGACTGATCCCCCGACTGATAGTACGACTGACCCCCTTTATGATTATCTAAATTTGACTGTCTTTCGGGTAGTCTTAACGTGTATTGAGTTTTGTTGTTTATATCTCCAGAATATCCACTTTTCCCTTCTTTCCAAGAAATGAGACCTGCTTGTTCAAGTTTGTTTCGAGCCGATTTAATCGTGTTTACTCCCAGATTTGCACCTAGTGAAATCTGCCTGTATGAAAGCCTGATGGTATCCTTCCAACCTAACGAGTTTGAAGTATGTATCAAAAAGAAGTATAGCTTGGCCTCGTTCCCAGTAAAAGAATATTCGACATCTACTTTCCAAAAATTATTAATCAGATCGATATAACTCATTACTTACCCTTTTCTTTCTGTTATTATCCTTTCTAATTCTTTTCTCTTTTCAGTCAAAAAGTCTATTAATTCTTGAATTTCATCTTCTGTAATTTTAACTGATAAATAATTGTAAACATCTTCGTTGGATGAGATTGAAATATCCATGTACCCATCTACGCACCCAACTTCTAAATGATTGCTCTCGTCTATTATTTTTAAAAATGTTCGTTTCATGTTTTTCGATTTTTAAGTCTGTAAAACCTCCCGCCCTTGCCTTTAAGAGCGATTATTGAAACCCCGTGGGTGTATCCCTTGCCACGGAGTTTCAAGTACCACATGATGAATTTTATTTTTCTAATCATGTATCTTTTATTTCTCGTTTGAAACAGCTTGAAGGTACAACTCGGCCACGCTCGCCCCGTGATAATCGAGAGTGGCGGGGTGTTTCTTGCAGAACTCGGCGAACCTGTTAAAGTTTCCGGAACTGATGATGAAGTAGTACGCCTTGTTCTTGGCGTTCTTCTCTACCTCTAGGGCGTTCCTGCAAGATTCAAGCTGTCCTTGTAACGAATTGATTTTAGATAGCAATTTACCCGTTTCGTGGGTGGACGTTGTTAAAGCGTTACTGTACTTCACACTTCTACAAATTCCATTGAAGTTTGGCATCTTGTGAATGAAATTTGATAAATAAAGAAACCGTTAGTTTCCCAAAGTCGCCAAACTTCAACTAATTCCGATGTACGAAAGTAGTCCACAGGGTTACTAACGGTTTTATCTTTGTTGATAAACGTTACCAGTAGATATAAAAAATCTACCCTCATACATCTAATAAAAAGTAAAGTTTGGCGAACTTTCACCACAAAGATACAACATTTTTCAAAATGCCAAATATTCCGATAAAAAATACTTCTTATTTTACTTTTTTGCCATTTTCTAAAATAACGTCTTCTACTATTTTAATTTTTCGTCTTAAACTAGAATTATAATTCATTCATCTCTTGGTGGATTCTTTCATCACTACTTGTCTTTAATCAATTCCTGTATTCTCGCCAGTTTGGCCTTCAATCGTGTACACTCGTCAAAGGCTTCCTTGTAAGCGTTAGACATCATGTCGTAAGCTGTCATGCTGACGAATTCTTCTTCATGTTTTACCGTCTTGAATTTCACTTCTAC